CTTCCATCGTGGTTTCGATGTCGATGATCCCGCCGGGCGGCAGGGAGTTGAACGCACCTCGCTTGATCCCGGTCGCTTTCGCCGGGAACTTCGCGGAGATCGGCCCAAACTCGGAAATGTGCAGGCGCTGCGGCGTGCGACCCGTGAAGGCCACCCCTGCCGTGATCTTCGACCCGTTCGCCCAGGTCATCTCCCCGCCCGCATCTTTCTCCAGCGGATTGGCTTTTCGGATCCAGCGCCAAAGCGCACCGATGGCAGGATCAGGATGCAGGTGTCCGTTCTCCCATGCGAACCGGGCCATCGCGAGCTTGGCGAAGGCATCGTCCTTGGTGAGGTCAATGATCCCGGCGGCGAGGTTCGCGTTGAACAGGCAATCGTCCAGGTTCGCCAGCACGATGGCGGTGGACATGCCCAGCTTCCGCGCCTTGGGGATGAAGTTCCGGTTGTGACGCTCGGCCAGATACTGCTCCTGCTCGCCTCGCATTCGGAAGGGAATCGTCTTCCCGTCCTCGTCGAGGATGAGATAGAGGTTCGCCATGCGCCATGCTTTCGAGGCCAGAAGGGCGCGGAGCTGGTCGAGGTCGGTCATGCTCTCAAAACGGCCCCTTCCTGTCCTTGTCGATCTCCCACATGGACAAGAAACCATTCCACCCGGTGACCGGAAGGCTCTCGATCTTGATGACCGGTCTCCCATGGTCGTCCTCCAGAACGATTCCGCAGTGAACCCGGCGTTTCTTTTTCTCGCCCGTTTCCTTGTCTATGTATTCGCCAATCGTGGCGGTCAGGTCATGTGTCTTTTTCATCTTTGTTTTTCAATCCAACGAGTGAACGTATCAAATCAACCGCCGACGCTTCAGCCGAAACCTCGACCTTCTCGGCGCTATAGAAACTTTCCATCCGGCACAGCTCCTTGGCTGCGGAGATGCGATCCCTCGCGGCCTCGACCGGAGAGGTGGCGATCTCATGGAACAGTTGCAGCATATCCGCCCGCTTGACCTCGAAGACTTTCTCGGCCTCCTTCGAGAGTTTCGCCAGCTCGGCCTGAACGTGAGCGTTGGTTAGCAGACGGCAACCATTCACCTTGGCGACATCGGGCTTCTTCACCCCATAGGCTTCCGAATACGCCTCGGAGGCATTGCCGCTCAGATGGTAGAGCTTCACGAACTTCAGTTGTCGAGGATTCAGCATGGCGTCACATAGCGTAAAACCGACAAACGTCTTCCCGCAAGCGGTTCACAATCGGTTTGGCCCCGGTCGCGCTCATCATCGACTCCAGCTCGCCCCCTCTCGCGTTGACCGTCACGAACATGGGCCTCATCGCCCTCCGGCGTTCCTCGATCACATGGAACAGGTCAGCCTCGACCCGGTCGGTGAGCTTCATTTTGTCGAGGTCGTCGAGGACCAGGACATCGCATCGGATGCTCCGGTCGATCATCTGGCGGCGCTCGGAGCCCTCCGGTGATCCCGCGGCATAGGCAAAGCCCGTTCCGGTCAGGAGGCTCACCGTGCGCCCCTGTTCGTGCTGACGGCGGGCGAGTTCGTGAATGACGAACGTCTTACCGGCTCTGGACTCACCGATCAACCCGACACCCCGAGGTGACCATTGCCACTCCAGCACCGTTCTCGCGGCGGCCTTGGACGAATCCGGGAGTCGGTCGAACTCGAAGCCCTGGTAGGCGAGCGGACAAAAATCGGCCCAGAGCATGGCCGTGACCCGCTTCGGCTCGATGAGGGCCGCCTCCTTCACCGCCTGACACGCTTCGCAAAAATGCTCCGCGACAGTGACGCTGCGACCAAGCAGCGTGAACGTGGCCGAGGCCGAGTCGAACAGGTCGCCGCACTGGCGACAGGATGCGGGGCGGGTGATCATGTCAAAACTCCCTCCCCCCCGCCGTGACCGCCCTCGCGTCCTCATCCTCCCAGCCCGCCCGGTCGATCCAGGTCGCCGGATGCGGGATGAACTGGCCGCCGTCCTTCAGCCACTCCCTCGAACGGACCTGCCAGGCTAACGTCGCCAGCACCCGGTCGATGGGCGGCCTCGCCCCGCACCAAGATTTGATCGCGTCGTTCTTCGCCACCTTCTTCGGGTAGGCTTCCCAGAATTCGACAAAGCCATGCATGGGAGACACCCCGTCACCCACGGGTGACGAAGAGACTTGTTCCCTTCCTTGTTCCCTTCCTTGTTCCCTTCCTTTCCCTTCCTTTCCGCTTTCCCGGCGTGGGGCACGCGTGGTTCACGCGTGGGGCACGCGTCAAGATCGTTGCACTGCAAGGGATCCGGCAGTTCAGACTCCCGCTCGCGGTTGTTGATGACCTGATGCGTCAAAAACGTCGGAATGACCCCAAAAACACCCGTGAGTGACGCGTATTTTTGAATGAATCCACGCGTGGTCAACGCGTCGAGCACGCGTGAAAAGTCGATTTCGTCGTATGGACAGATCTGGACTCCGAGCCGTCGAGGCTCCCACTTGAACCGACCCTCCCGGTCAGCGGCACACCACAAACCGACGAACGAAAGCCGGATCGGAAGCCCCGTTTCGCGCTCCAGATCGAAGAGTTCCTCATGCGTGAAAAACTCCGGTTTGATCGTACGAATTCTCATCATTTTTTCTCCTCTTTCCCCCTCGTAAAATGCACGAACCGATAATAAAGCCGCCCTCCGATCCGCCTCGACCGGAGCCGAAACATCTCCCTTCTCGTCACCTGCCTGGTCATCGCGGCCTCAAGGACGTGGTGAATCCGGGCGCTCGGCGGAGCGTCCACGGCCACCCGGATCTCCTCGACGGTGCGCTCAACGCCGTCAGCGAGAAGGTCAAGAATGGCGTCTCGGTAGGGGCTGATCATGCGGAGTTGGTGTTCGACTAAAGGCGGGAATTTCTCTCCGAGATGATCGCCAGATCGATGATGCCCTCAAGGTGTCGGGACTGGCCGGAGTTCCCGAGCTTTTCAATCGCCGCCTCCGCAATCCACTTGATCGCGATATTTGCTTTCCCGACTACCTCAATGTCCGGAGCCTCGACGACGAGTTCGGCGAATTTCCGCCAGTCTTTTGAAATCACCGCGCCGGAGATTCTCGCGATCATGTCGGCGTCTTCCTCGCTCACTTCGCTTGTCGTGGGCGCCTCACGACGCCGATTCCACATCTCCTGCTCGTCGCCCGCGCCGTCGTAGGCGTCTTTGTCCCACGGGCCTTTGGCTCCGCAGTTGCCGCAAGCGACGGTTCTATCATGTCCCATGGATGCTTCCTCGAACCCGCAAAAGGGGCAGTGCTTCAGTCCGCTCATAATTCAATTGGGTTGGGTCTTTCGTGTAACAGGGTCTATTCTGAAATTCGTGCCGCAGAACCATGCACGGATGGCAATCCTGCGGATGCCATCGTTGCGGTGTTGCCCGGATCGCTCCGGTCTCCGCGCCTTCGCTCTCCAGTCGGCCAAAGGTGATGAGCAAAACTCGTCCTCTGGGAAGCTTGAAAAGCTTGTGGAAACCTTTGGTCACAGTGAGGAGATCGGGATTCATGCCTTCAACGCGTTGACCAGTTCGGCCTGAAGTTTCTGGAGTTGAGTCTTGAGCAGACGGACCTGGTCCTTCGCACCCTCGGTCAGGGATCCCGGTTCGCACCAAGTCGCCTGACGGTTCCACTCCCGGTCCCACCTGTTAAAACTGGGAACATCGTCTTCCGGCATGTAGTCGGCGAACTCCTCCAGCATGAGACCCTCGTCGGTGGCAACGTCCTTGAGACCTGCCTTGGTCATCTCCTCGATTTTCTTGTCCCAGTGGACCTGGAAGGAGGCGACATCGTTCGGGAGCTTGCCCTTCGCCTCCAGGTAGCACCCCTTGACGACGTCGAGCCACTGGGCCTGGTGCTTCCGGCGGTGATCGTCCTTCGAGGGACCGTGCGGGTGCCGGGAGTTCCGGTCATTCTGGATCCGGGAGATCTCGCTTTTGACACGGGTGATGTCCGCTTCAACCTGCCACGGTTGACGGGCGCCGTTGGAGGATTTCGCGGGAGATGCCGTTTCCTGTGCCCTGGATGCCTCCCAGGCGCGTCGGAGGAACTGGAGAGGGTGAACGATTCGGTTTCCGTCCCGGTCCCTCCAATCGCTTGCTGTGAGGTCTATGTGGTAAGCGAGGGCGAAAGCCTCGGGGATGCCGAACCGGCGAGCGGCAGCAAGCCAGACCGATTCCGGGATCCCCTTCTTTTCAACCCTGTTCAACTGCTCATCACCTCCTGCCCGCCCGCATTTCTCACTGTCGGTCGTTTGAGGGTAATCGTACGTTTCAGAACTATGCGGGCAGGTTTCATTCAGAATTTTTTCTGCTTGTACTTCTCTACTTCTGTACTCTGCTTCTGCTATGTCCCTGCCTTGCGTCACGCATGCGTCATTTGCCCTGTCACTTTCGTCACGCACCGTCACCGAAACGTCACCGGGCGTCACCAAAGCGTCACGCGATGCGATTTTCTGTCGGTATCGCCTCTGCCGTTCGGCATGCTTCGCCTTCGAGTCCTCCTTCGAGGCGAGGGCACGATATTTCGCATGGTTGATAATTGCCCACCCTCCGTCGATCTCCTCGATGCGGCGACCGTCCTCGTCCCTGGTCCGGGAATACGGGTCCGGGGAGAGGAGTTTGCCGAGGGCGCCCTCGCATTCCGGGACCGTCAGGTTCGCCATGGCGGCGAGACCGGGGATCGAGCCGTGAACCTCGCCGTGCTGGTCGGCGAGGGCGAGCATGGTCACCCAGAGGAGGCGGGTGGCATTGTCCTCGCGCCAGATGGTCGATGTGATGATGCTGGAAAAGAGTTTGGTGTAATGCATGTCAGTTTCGAGGTTCGGTCCACCAGACGATGACGCCCGAGACAGACTCGCTCCGGAGGCGGATCCGGGAGCGTTCCATGGCGAGGATCATCTGGAGTCTCTGCAGGGAGGCGCGGAGATTGGAACGGTGCGATGCGCCGATCTCGGCGAGGATCTCGTTGGTGGTCATGCGGCGACCATGGAGGGTCTCGATGACATTCTGTGCGAAGGGAGACCGGGTCTTCATTTCGCGTCGGGTTGCGGCTCGTCTTTCGGTGCCGTGCGGTCGAGTTCGGCGAGGAGGGCGTCGGCCATTTTGACGGCATCCCCTAGTAGGATCAGAAAGGAAAGTTTCTCAAATTTCGGATGCGCCAAAAGGCCCTGCATTGCCGCAACGGCGGCTTGAAATCGTTGTTGTTGTTTGGTCATTCTTTCTTCTCCTTCCCACGCCTTTTCAAAGCGTTCCATTTTGGTTCATGGGTTTAACAGTTGGTCAGTTTTTTCAATCAAAATTCTTTCTTTTGTATAGCCACCTCCGGGCTGAACCCGGTAGTCCGCATGTTCGTCAATCGCTTCAAAAAGTTCGCCGCACAGTTCCCGAAGTTTCCGGTTTTCTTCGCGCATCGTGTCCCGCTCACGCTCAAGGCGGGAAGCTAGTGCCCACGGATCACCCGCGTCGTCGTGCGGCCCTTCGGTGTAGACGTCAAACGCTTTGTCAGTCTCAGGCGTGTCACTCATGCCAACCTCCCGCCTGATATTGCTTGTCCGCCCGTTCCGCCGAAATATAAACCGCCCATCCAAAGGCAATTCCGATGGCAAGCCAGAAGGCGAGGATCATTCCGATCTGGAAAAGGTCTCTCATCGTTTCAAGTAGTTGGTGATTTCGTTCTTCGCTTCTTCCGCTCCGTAGCAGACCACTGCCCGATAGCCGTATGCGTTGAGTCGGTCGAGCCACTCCTGCTGGACGTCGGACAGTCCGCCCCGCCCTCCTCGGACAGGGCGGGACGTTTCCGTCTTCAGTTCGATCCAGAGTCCATGGTATCCATGAGCCGGGACCGGGAGGCAGAGGTCGGGGACACCTGGGCGAACCCCTTCCTCCTTCATCTTCTTGGCGACCAGGAGATTCCTGTGCCCTCCGTTCGGAATGGCGAACAGCATGTGGATGCCGGGAAGGTCGCGTTTCATCATCTGCGCCCAGAGAATGAGATGAGCCTGTTCCTGGTGTTCGGTTCGGTAGGTTCTCATGTCAGTCGGTCAAGGAGAATTCTGAAGGCGCGTTCTGCTGTTGCTGGCACAACTCCGTTTCCAAGGAGTCGCAGTTCGTCAGTTCGATTGTCACAGGTGACGCAGAGTTCTGAATACGCTCTTCCTCCATCATTACTTTTGTCGTTAGAAACAACTGCTTGTTGATTCCCTTTGCCTTCTTCTGGTCTCTGATTTTTGTCCACTTCGGAACATCCGCATTCGCACCGGGTCTGCTGTCCCCGTCCGCAGATGGTGTGGGCCATTGCTCTATCGACTGTCCCAATATTATCTCCCCGCATGGCACTATCGGCATCTTGCAGCTCGGCATAACCCAGCCCACCGGCAGTCCCATCAGCGTTTCGACCCAACGCGGGTTCAATTTGCCCGTCTGCGTCCTCTCCACCATCGGAGTCAATTCCTTGTATTGCCGATCTTCGTTGCCGCGCCCGCTCTTGTGGTCGCGTGCCGTCGGCGTGCCCCAGCAGGCTTGTTCGTTGAGATTCTTCACGCCATGCCCCCTCGCCCTCATGGCCGCTATCTGCTCCGGTGTCTTGGGGCCTTGAGCATCGTGCGCTTGTGGTGTCGCCCATTGTTTCTTCGTCCTGCCCTCCACTTGATCCGATAAATACACTTGTGTTGAGCAATCCGTGTTTTTCCAGTCGAAGCTGGTTGGTGTTCTCCACGACTCTTGGCGGCTGACCATTTCCACCTGTTGGTTGATCGTCTGGGATTGCAGCACCATCCGTCCATCCGGCGTCTTGCGGTAGGCTCTCTCGCCCGGTCTCGCTGGTTGTCCGTCCTTCGTGTAGAGCGTCTCCACTCTCGCTCCCGCCTCGTTGGCTTGCGGGGTTCGCCAATCCACCGACAACCCTTGGCGGCTCCCATCCGTGCTGGGGTTGGCCGGGGCGGCTTGGCCATACTTGGTCATTGCATGGTGCAGGCTCACCCCGTGGAACCCGCCCTGCTCCAGATTGTTGTCCTTGCGAAGCACTTCCCCATCCCTGTGGTTCGATGTGTCCGGCGTCGGCCAATTCGCCGCATCCTGCGTCACCACCGCTTCTCTTAATTGATAGCCTTTGCCGCCATTCGGCCCCGCTTTTACTCTCTGCATTGATGCCCCTTGGCAGTCCGATGTCCTTGCGGTAGGCCAAGATGAAGACCCGCTTGCGCTGGTGCGGTGCGCCGACTTCGCCCGCAGAGAAAACTCCTGCCGTTGCCCGATAACCCACTCTTTCCAACTCTCGGAGGACATGGAGCAAAACGGGAGTTCCGGCAGGGTCTCTCCATCCATCTCCTGCAAGCTTGGAGGACATGATTCCTTCAACATTTTCAAGGAAAACAATGGAAGGTCGGCACTTTCCAATTCCGCCCAGAATGTATGGGAAGAGGTGTCTGGGGTCTTCGTCGCCTTCTCGCTTTCCTGCTGTGGAGAATGGTTGACAGGGGAACCCTCCAGACAAGATGTCCACCTTTCCGTGAAACTCCTCCCATGGGAAGGTTTTAAGATCCGCCCAGACAGGTGCTGAGTCCAAGTGTCCCGCTTCCATTTTTGCGACCAAATTCGCGACTGCGAAAGCTTCGATCTCAGAATAAGCGACCGTGCGCAGACTTCTGACTGCTCGATGAAGTCCGAGATCAATGCCTCCGTATCCGGCGCAGAGGGAGATGTGAGTGATTTGGGAATGATCCATGTCATCTGAAAGTCCTCCGTTCGCGTGCTGTCTCATAGGCAATGTCGGAGAGATGGTCGCAGGTATCGCAGTCGCCGTGAGGATTCCCATGGCGGCAGGTGTTTTCCTGCGGGTATCCTTCCTCCTCGGGGAAGGGGTCGTGGACGACGTTCTGCTCCCATTCCGGGTCGGGGTCAGGAACCGGATCGATATTCGCTCCACAGGTGAAGCATTTGAACGACCCATCTTCGTAGGCATCCATGAAATCTTCGCAGCACTCAGGAGGCTCGGGCGCTTCCGGTGGGTCGAGGTAGGAATCGAAGTTCATGCGTCCCCTTTTCCGAACTCCGATTCGTATGCCGCATGCTCTTGCCGGTATGCCTCCTCGACGTCCTTCGAGAATGCGATCAGTGCGGCGAGCAGCTCCTCGGTGAACCCGCTCCGGGGCGTGAACACGCGGAGGTTGGCAAGATCGGGATTCCAACTTTGTAGCCACCACCCGGTGGCGCCAGTCACCGCCATGCCGCCATGGATTTGGAACTGATATTGCTCCGGGAGGACACCCGCTCGTCGGTAGGCAATGTGCGTGCTGGGCACCGGCACCTTGCCCTCGAAACCGTGTCCCTCTTCCATGAGGAGACCGTCCGGGGAGCATCCGAAGAGACCGTGCCGCGAGACGCAGAGTCCGACCTGGGTGACGCCAGTTCCGGCGAAGGTCTCGAAGGCGGAAACCGCGACGGGTTCGAGGTCGGTGCCGCGTTTCATGGCGGCATTCTCGAAGTTGGGTTCCTGCCACAGGTTCGCGGCACCGGCAAGGATCCGGCAGATCGCCGACTCCCGCGCCTTCTGGGAGGTCTTGTCGTTCTTCAGCAACCAGAGACCGAAGTCCGAGGCAGTGAGGAGTCCCCGGCGGGCGGCGAACCACTCGTCGCTTCGCTGGGGCATGTGGTGAATGTCGCAGTCTGGAAATTTCATCGGATGGATTGAAGGATGTGCTTGTCGGGAAGGTGGTCGATGGAAGGCTCGATGGCGGGTGTCGCCGGGATCAACTTGGCCGGGACTACGATCTTCGGAGTGGCGGGGCGAAGCTTGCCCCGGACCATGCGCTCTGGACGCGCCTTCTGAATCCTTGGGTAGCTCATGCGCTCGGGCTGAGGTGGCACTCCGCACTGAAGGTCAAGCTTTCCACCGAGCTTCACATATCGGTCCAAACGCCGTTGCAGTTGAGACCGTTGCGCCTCGGACAAGTCGAAGTTTTCGATGCTGTCCTCGGGAAGAAGGTCGCGAACCGCGCGGAGGTTGAGCCGAATGACTCGCGCTCCGTTCAGCTTTTGCAGGTGATATATCGACTTGTCGCTCATGCCCACTTCGGGATGCTGATGACGCGGATCTCGTCATCGAACGGATTGGGGAAATTCCCGGTCTTGTGGCTGTGGCACCACTTCTCCAGAGCGGTCAGATACCACTCCCGGCCCTTCGCAATGCTGTCGGCATCCAGCTCGACCACGGCAATTTCGTAGGGGGATTCCGACTCCTGGAAGATGAAACCCCACCGGGTCCGGTTCTCGCCGCTCGCGGCGTTGAACATGTCGAGATACCACGCCGCCTGGGCATGATACCCGAATTCCGCGATGGTCGCCGGGAGCTTCGAGATCGACTGCGTGGTCTTGAGATCGACCAGCCAATCCCCGAAAGCCCCGGCGGCGTCCGGCACAATGTCGATCCGGCACTTGCCACTGAACCGCTCGCCGGTCTTGTCCTCGATGCCCTCGACCAAGGCCGAAACCTGCGCCGCGGCGCCGTCGAGGATCGCTCCAGCAAAGTGATGGGAGCGGATCAGTTCCGCCGCCTTCTTGGCCTCAGCCACCTGGGCCAAGGTGACGATGGGGACGGTCTGCGAATCCCGCCACGACTGCGCTTCCTTGGTCCGAAAGTCGGGAAAGGAGGACACCGCGAAGCATTGGGAAAGTTCCTGCGGCTGCAACAGGCAGCAATCGACCAAGCTTCCCCAGTTCATGCTGGCGGTCGGAGCCATGGGCTCGTCTTTCGTCAGGAGCCACTTGTGCGGGTTCTTGGCGAACTTCCACAGGGTGGACTTCGAGACGGCAGGGAACGCGTGGTAAGCGGCCTCGGGGACGTTGAGGTTGATGCCCTCGATCATGCGATCACCTCCTGCGCCCTGAGTTGCCCCGCGACCTCCTCGACCGTGGACCAATCGCTGGCCACCTTCTCAAGCGTGGCCGGGTCCATCTTGCTGAACGGCGTCTTGCCGTCGCCGATTCCAAGTGTAGCGAGCGCACCGAGCGCCTCGCTCACCTTGAGGCCGGACTTGGTCAGCTTGGCCTTGATGACTTCGAGCGGATCGGGAGCTTTCTCCTCGACCACCTCGACCGAGGCGACCACAGGAACGGGCTCCGCCTTGGCTCGCGCAAACGGCGTCTTCGGCGTGATGTCGCGGACCTCCCGACCCATCCCACCCGTGTCGATGACCTCCTCGGTCGTCGGCAGGCCCAGCGAGATTTCGGGAGCCGTGACGCGGATCATGAATGCAGCGGCCCGGTAGGAGCGCATCAGCTCCGGCATCGTCTGCCACTTCGACCCGTTCTTGGAGAGCCAGCCCTCGGCCTTGGCCATGTTCATCGAAACCCACGGCCCGAGGATCTCGCGACCGGTGGCCAACTCGGTGGCACACGCACGGGTTCGACCACCGTCCTGGTCGTCGTGTTCGTAGCGGATGGCCGAGAATCGACCGCACGAATTGAAGCACCCGATGAGGAACTTCGAGGAGAAGCCGGGCTTGCCGTGGATGATGTCCACGTTCTGCATGACGAGAAACGGGTCGGCCTTCATTCGGTCGGCCAGTTGGATGGCGATGAAGCAGTTGCCGAGGTTCCCTTGGAATGCCTTCGGGACAATGTCCGCATTGGCGAACAGCTCTGCGGTTTGGCGCATGATGGCGAAACCGCCTTGGTTTTGGATGGTAAGTTCGTTCATTTTGTTCTGTGCGCGTTTCCGTCGCGCCCCGGTTGTTTGCGACACCGTCAGGACTCAAGGAATTCCACTTGAGGCTTTTCGCCGCGAAGGTCTTGGTATTTCATTTGCAACGCTGCGGATTGAAGGATTTTCCCCGCCGCAGAAACCTTGGCGCGAACCTCGCGAAGGTCCGCGTCGCCATTGACCAAGTCGTTAAAGACGTTAATGAGTTCTCCGCGCAACTCCTCGTTGCTCGTAATTTTCGATTTTTTCATGGTTTTGTTTCTCTTTTGGTTTTGTAGTTCGCCATCAATCCGATGGCAAAAATCAGTCTTGCGATTGCCAAGATTTCAACAGTCGCGTCTTTTGCTAAAATGTTAAACCGGACAAGGACGGCAGAAGGGCTTAACTCGGCGGCTTCTTGAAGAAACGAAATGGCGGCGATCTGTGCCGTTTTCATTTTTCTCCTCGTTTTGTATTCGCGATACAAAAACCGACCTTGCGGGATTTGCTCAAAGTCGGAAATTATTTTCAGCATGATCCCAGGAAAAACCCGATAACTCCCGTCGCTGAAGAAAAATTCCCCTTTGGAATATTCAATTTTCCAAACATTCCAATCGGAAAGCTTGAGAAACCAACCGTGAGCGAGTGCCGCGAAACCCGCTCGGCGATTATCGGAAAAACGCCACCGGTTTCCGTCGAGGTAGACTTGCTGCCCCATGAATTTCTTCGAGATATGAACAAGCTTTCCTTCACTGAACGCCCATGCCAAAATCGCCCTCCTCACATCGCGGTCTTCGCAAAAATACTTGACCTCGGAATGAAAAGCCTCGGCAAGACCAAGAACAACCTCGGTAGAAAGGTCTCGTCGAATTTGTTCTGTGACGGTCATTTAAATCCGTTCGTTGATGCGGGCGATCACCCGCTTACGGTCTTCCTCTCCCACCGCCGAAAGCGGCAGGATGTCGCCGGACTCCATGTCGAGGACTGAGACGACCTCAGCCCGCTCGACCTCGACCCAGACATACCGGTCTTCGTAGTCCCCGTTGAGCAGGTAGAGTTCGACAGCCCCATCGGAAAGTGCCTCGCTCATGCCCTGCTCCTTTCCCTCGCACGCTCGATGTCGCGCTTGGCCCAGAAGTTCATGCCGGAATCGACGCTCGGGCGGATCCCGGCCTCCTTGGCCCAGGCGCGGAAAGCCTTCCGGCTCTTGTATCCCGCCCAACGCGCAGCCTCGTTGTCGCCTCGCAGCCACGGCGAGGTTGACACCGTGACAGCCGCCTCGATGCGGTCGAGGCGCTCGATGATTTCCGAGTCACTCATCGTGGCCTCCGATCAGTTCACCGATGAGGCTGCCCGTTTTGGGCCACGCGACCACATGGGTCTCGGGCTCAAGGGTGAACTTCATCGCTTTGTAGTTGACGATCCGGGAGCATGGCTTGCTGGCAATGTGCCTCGCGAACTCCATGCACTTTGAGCGGGTCGGGAAATGACCGACGCCCAGGAAGGATTCGCCGTCGTTGGTGAGGTAGCGCGGAACCCAGATGGTCATGCGGCACCTCCCACTTCAAGGATTGCGTCCCACGGCACGAACGAGGACACCCGCTTGCGGCCCACCACCCGCACCCCCTCGCCAGAGACGAGAACGATGCGACCGGACCGGGTCCGAAGAGTCTTGTGAGAGCGAAACTTGATCCGCGTGCCGATAGCGTGCCGCACGGGCATGTCGAGGATGAGGGAGGCGTTAGGGTTCATCGCACAGACTCCTCGGTTGCGGGTTGATTCGCGGCGTTGCGGATCGCTTCCGTAAGCATCCGCCGAGCCTGAGCGCAACGGCTCCGGTCCTGTTCCTCGGCGAGTCTGTCAAGGAGTTCACCGTCTTCGTCGTCAATTTCGATGAGGATTTTCATGGTTCAGAGGCTCCATGTCAGGTATTCGGGGAGACGGTCGGCACGCATGACCTTGTATTCGGGACGGCTGGACTCGTTGTGTGCGAGGTAGTAAGTGTTGCTCTCAAGGTCGGCGACGTGAGCGCGGGCCTCGGCGGGGTCCGCGAAAATCATGGCACGTTGTCCGGACTGGTCCATCACAAGACTGCGCTCGTTGGAGGGGCCGTAAAAGTTTCGGGTTTCTCGGATCACATAGTCGGTGGCAGTGACGGTCATAATCGTTTCTGGTTTCGTCGCCGGATCATCCTTGCGACGGCGTCATCTTAAAACGCCTTTTCGGCGAGTCAACGAAAAACTTTAAGTTTTTTAGCCAAAACTTTAAACTGGGGGAGGAGCCGTCAGACTTCGATGGCGTCAAGCAATTCCCGCGCCGCCTCGATGAGGTCGCCCGCGTGATGCTCCAAAGGCGAAACCCACTCGGACCCGTCGTAGCCGTCCTGGTCCGCTCCCCGGTAGCCGAGCCCTGCTAGCGGACCCTCTTCGGTCAGCCCGTCAACCTCCTCAACCGTCTCCGGCGGGTTGGCCGCCCTCCGCTCGCACCAGACGCAGACACGCCCGAGGCTGGGGATGCACATGCAGATGTCGTCGGGCAGGGGCGCCGTCCTTCTCATGGGTCGTAGGCGCTGATGCCGAGGGCGATGCCCACCGCGATGGCGAGCGAAAACGCGAACCACAGAGACCCGAAAATCATGTCGGGAATCATGCCTTCCCCTCCTGGTTCATCTCGCGACCGATCATCATGGCCCGGTCCCATCGGTTGACGAGACCCCTCCAGAGGTTGGTCCGCACGCCCACCTTCTCCTGCTCGTAGAGTTCCCGCATCTGCCGGAGGGTCGTGAGCAGGCGATTCGGTCCCTTTCCATCTGCGGCCTCCAGAGCGGCCCTGGTGCGCGGCCCCCATTGAGAGTCGATCAGAACGTGGATCGCCAGCCGTCGAAGCGCCTGTTGCACGATCCACGCGGAGCCGCCGGGGCCACGGTTGAAGGTTGTGTCGAGGACGTAGAACCGGACTCCGGGAGAAAGGTCGATCCGGTCGAGGCCAGTTCCCTTGAGAGTCCACTCCTCGATGTATTCCGCACACAGCGCCTCGCGCTCCTTCGGCGGGGCTGCCTTGATTCGCTCCAGTGCCTCCGGGTGGAAACGCTCGTTGATCCCGGCGATTTCAAAGCGCCCGCCGCCGTCGTTGGCGGGCAGTTCGTAGAGGATCGGGAAACCGTCCTTGTCCCGGCGAGCCTCCAAGTTGACGATGGCCAGACCGGCGGTCATCCCCGGCGCTTCTTTTTGTCGAAGATCGACCAAAGGATCCCGCCGAGGCCGAGTATGGAGCCGATGAGGACTTCCTGCTCGTTGGCGGCGATGGCCCCCTTCGAGGCAAGAGCCCCGGCGACGAGGGTGAGGACGTGA